TGGAGAACACGATGCCAGTCCCTCGTGGTGAAACAACTCAGGTTTCACCGACCTGATTCTTGCCATAACTTCCCCCTAGCCGGGACGAGTACTGTCCCGCCTGTGTGGTGAACTAATTCCCTGCCGACCGGACGGTGGCGAGCTCCTCGCCAGTCAACCAGTCATCTGTCTTAACGAGGCCTCCAGTGGCCTCTTCAATAACTCGAGCCGCCGCTAAGCCTGGGCGACGGTTCCCCTGCAACCAGGAGTCGAGCGTTGGCAAGCCCACCGAAAGCCTTTCAGCTGCCTGTTTTCTGTTTATTCCTTCGCGGCTTTGCCACTCGCGAAGGAGCCTTGTTCCATTGAGATTCATGACGTTCATTCACACCTCCAAAGAAGGGAGCATACATACCTTACTAATGTATTACAACCAGTTGACCTAATTATTCTGCACATGTATTATCTTGACGGCTCTCTAGGAAGGAGACCCGCCATGAAAGAGGCGATTTGTTGCGAGTTTTGTGATCACACAACGGTGTCCATTCGCCTGAATGGAACCTTTACCTGCGAATACTGCGGGGCTGATCACTTGCTCGCTGAGGGATGGGAGAGTTTGTATGACAAAGAGAGCAATCACTAAATCGGAAATGGTTACGTTCAGCCGGTGCGAGCAGTTGCACAGGTTCAAGTACCTAGAGTTGCTGCGCCCCATGATTCAGGGAGCAAACCTGGAGATGGGAACAGCAATCCACCTGGGCCTAGAAAGGAAGAGTCCAGAGGCGGCGAGCAACCACATCGAGGAGAACTCAAAGGCGCTTATTCTTCGTGAAGACGTGGAACGGGCTCAGGTCTCGGCAGGAATCGCTGAGATTATGGTTCGCGGAGCGCTTGAGAGGTGGGACGACTGGCCCGATCAGGCAGAGGTTAAGTTTCACCTGCCATTCAGGAACCCAGCAACGGGGAGGTCGTCGAGGACCCACGCCTACTCAGGGATGATGGATGGGCTGAGTCACGACGCAGTGTGGGAGTACAAGAGCTCAAGCCGGGTAGACGCAAGCTACATAGACAGGCTTGATGTCGACTTCCAAATATCTGCGTACCTCGAGGCAGCGTCCATAAGGAACAAGAGGTACATCAGGAAGATGATTTACCGAATCCTGCGTAAGCCAACCATGAAGCGCAGGAAGGGAGACACCGTAGAGGACTACATCAAGAGGATGGAGGAGGACTACGCCAAGAGGCCTGAGTTCTATTACTTCCAGGAGATCGTCACCAGAACAGAGGCCGAGATGGCCCTCTGGAGAAGGGAGGCTTGGGAGATCCACAAGAGGATTCTCTACACCGAGAATGGCGGACTACCTGTTCGCAACACTGAGAGCTGTGTGGGCAGGTTCGGAAGGTGCGCCTTCCTTGACCTGTGCTGCAAGCACGTAACGAGAGACGCTTACCGGGTTATCGACAACCCACACCCTGAACTGGGTTAACAAAGGAGAAGACATGGGAATCATCCCAACTGAAAAGCACAAACCACTAACCAACGTCAAAGACTACATCTGGCTGTTCTTTGGAGAGCCGAAGGTGGGCAAGACAACGCTCGCCAACCAAATGACAAACGCACTCTTCCTCGCCACTGAGCCAGGGACTGCGGCGATGGAGGCTGCAGAGATACAGATAAACTCCTGGTCCGACTTCCGCAATGCAATCAAAGCGCTGCTCAAGGAAGACCACAAATGGGAGACCTTGGTCGTCGACACCGTGGACAACCTCTATGAGTTCCTCGTGGACGATGTCTGCTCAGAGAACAAGTGGACAGACTTGTCTGATGTTGGCTTCGGCAAGGGCTACAAGATGGCTCGACGCAAGCTGACGAACGCAATCGCCACGCTCCGCAAGCTGGACATGACCATCGTGTTCATCAGCCATGAGCGCAAAGAGATTGAGATCGACGACAACGGCAAGAGGAGTGGCTCAGTCACAGTCACGTCAGCTCTTCCTGGCAGTGCGAGAAAGGTACTGCACGGTGCTGTCGACTTCATCTTGCGTGTTGAGATAGGGGAGAACGAGTCTAGGTACATCCGGACGGCTCCCTTTAAGGACGGTGACCTGCACATTGAATGCGGCGCCAGAGGGTCTCTGGCTAAGCCAATGCCAGAGCTCCTTGAACTTGATTACAGGGCGCTTGAGGCGGCATTTGACGCCAGCTTCAAGCCAAACCAACCCACTAACTAGGAAGGTATTACAAAATGGGTTCAGTAAAAGAAGCAGCAGACATCTGGGGCAACTTCGCTCCAGAGGACTTTAAGCCAAGCGGTGGAGGAGACAGCTCGGGAGGGTCTTCTTCAAACAGAAAGCCAGTCCCCCTTGAGGATGGCGACTACACAGTCCGAGTTCTTTTCTTTAACTATTGGACGACCGACTCCGACAAGACCTACTACAAGTGGGGCCTTGAGGTCGACGAGGGCATCATGAAGGGCGGCTTCGTAGAGAAGTTTCAGTCTGCGTCTGACGTAGGTCTTAAGATTCTGGCGCAAGACATGATGCTCTTGCTCGGAAACCTGCCGCCTATGGACGAGCTGTACAACCCGGAGCAAAACAAGGCCGGGAGAGTCCAGGCGGATGTTGTTGGCAAGCGCATCAAGATGCGTAAGACGACAAACCGAAACGGGTACGACACCTTCTGGTTCAACGACGTTGCAAGTAACGACGTTGCCGAAGACGATGAGATACCCTTCTAGCCATGATTTACCTTGGCATAGACCCAGGAAAACAAGGTGCTGCCGTCCTCCTCAGGGGGGACGGCAGTCTTGTATCTGCCACCAAACTACCCATCGTTGGTAAAGACATCGACCTGAGGGCCCTTACCTCCTGGCTTGAGCAGCGATGTGAAGAAGAGGGATGCACTGTAGATTCCATCTCAGCCGCCATAGAGGCTCTAGGAAGCCGCCCCGCCCCCAAGATGGGAGCAGTCAGCGCTATCACCATGGGGCGCAACTGGGGTCGCCTGGAGGGGCTCCTGTCGGGCCTTGGCTGCAGATACGACATCCCGCACCCAAAGACTTGGCAAAAGGAAGTGTGTCCTGGTTCGGGAGAGCCAAAGCCTCGAGCCATTGCAGCTGCGAGGAGGCTTGTGCCAGACCTTGACTTAACTCCAGGGAGGAAGACTAAGCCAGACGACAACATCGCAGACGCAGCATGTATCGCTGAGTACTGCAGGAGAATCTTAGGAGGGAGACTAACGTGAATACTTCAGAGATACTTGAGTCAGTTATGAAGCACGTAAAAGAAGAGGCACAGGTAAAGCTTTTCCTTTTCTCAGTGCCCATGCTCGGCATTGGGGGGGATTCGGATGACGCATTCAGGTATGCGATTAGCGAGTTCGCTAAGTCGCCCGAGTCAGTGATTCGAGGAGAGGTGACCTACGACCAAATAGACGACAAGATTGCTTACGAGGTAGAGCTCGACAGAGCCATGGCTGCAGTAGCAAAACACGTTTGTCTTATTGACCCGACAGCTGAGTCCTGATTTAATCAGCGCACTCACTCTCTGTTAGTGGGAGTCGGCCTGACCCCCATCGCCCGACTTCTAAAAGAAAGCCTCTGGTTTAAGCCACCAGGGGCTTTTCTTTTAGGCGGTAAGCATAAGGACTGTTGGGCCGGCGCTAAGGGCTCCTGTGCCGCCAGGACCATCGTCACTGTGGGCGTGGAGAGAGACTCCTGTTCCGAACGAAACGCCCTGAGCAATAATCCAGACATTCCTAGTGGTTCCTCCTCCCCCGGAGGCTACGGGGATAAGAATGTCCGAATCCGTCGTTGCGTAGGTTGGGGAGCCGCTGTCGTACAGGCGAACGTAGGTGACAGCGCTAAGGGAGTTGGAAATGTCGATGCTGTATATGGTCGCAGCGCCACTGGTGACATCAGACAGGCCTGTTCCTTCAAGGTCGGTGACCTCGATAAGGCGAGTAGATAGCTTGCTTCCAGATCCAGTGCTGTCTTTGCTTGCGGTTGCCATCTCTACTCCTTAGGTGTTCACTAGAACATATGCGGTAACGGTAGCGCTCGGCCCAACCGAACCGCCGGGAGAGGAGACGATCCCCGCCGCCAGTGCTGTGGGGTAGACGTGTCCGCCTGGACACGCATAGGTCACTCGAGAAGAGGCGGGACACATGAATGTGTAGTGCTCATCGGTAGTGCCGATGGCAACGCCTGAGCCGAGGTTCCACATATGAAGGTACGCAACTGAAGAGTTCGCCGTGTTGTCGATCTCAACGGCGTATAGGGTGCCGGAAGTAGCGTCCAGATACGCTGCGGACGGCTTCGTAGAGGTCTCCGTAACCGTATACAGTGTGTTCGCTAATGGATCAGCAATTGATGCTGTCGTTGAAGTTGCCATTACCTAGCTCGCCTCCTGGTCCCGTGCGCGGGTGTCTTTTTTTTCTTCTTTCCAGCGCCAGAAGAAGCCTTCTTCTTTGGCTTTGGCTTTCCGTAAGCAGAACTTACCGTAGTCTTTTTGTACTTCATTGAACTACCTCCCGGCCAGCACAACAGCAACAATTGTAGCGGCAAGGGCCCCGACTCCGAAGCCCGCACCAGCGCTGGCAAATGCTACCTCTATTTGACGCTTCCGCGCCATATTAACCAACTTAGCAATTTCTTCCGACTCTTTCTGGTGACGCTCAGCTGCTCGAGCCGAGTAGTCCCGCCACAGCACGAGCTGCTTTCGCGCCAACGGATACCTATCCCTCGCCTCTCTAGCGGTCACCCACCAGCCTGGAGCGAGAACAATATGTCGGCACTTGCTCTTCCTGTATCGGTCTACTGCGGGGTGCTTGTCCTGAGGAAGAATGACCTCAACACTGCCATCCAGGTCTCCCCACTCGCCCTCATTCCACACCCCTGTGGACGGTGTTAGGGTGTACCTGGGGCAATCGAAGTCCTCAAGGGTAGGGTAGGACAGCTCGGGAGCCTCGAGTGGATTGGGAGGAATGATGGGGTCTTTGCGTACATAGTGCAGCGGAGAACACCCCATCGAGGTGATAGCAACCAGCACTAGCAGGCGGGTAATCATGACTTGAGCCGCTCCCGCTTCATCTCCTTGAGGTCCTCCTGCTCACCAGCAGCCTCTTCGTGGGCGTCGACCTCCGCGCCCACTGCAGAGTCGAGCTCCTTCTCAGTCTCCCTAGCGTCTTCCTTGGCGTCCTCGCGCCCGGTCTTTACTTCCTTTGTCGAGGATGCAATCTCAGCGGCCCGATTCTTTTCCCTGTTGAGCGTGAGAACTGCAACGACCGCAGCAAGGGCACCTGCAATCCCAAGAGCTACCCCCACCAGCTTCGTCCTGAGTTCCTCGTTCTTCACTGCGGCAACGCCAAGTACAACCAAGAGAACCACCAAGATGACAGCCATGCTGAAGAGAGAGCCGTTCACTTCGACCCCCCAGAGACCGAAGCCCCTGAGATGAGCTTCTTGATTCGATCTGGAAGAGCTTTGCTAACAGCAAGATATATACCGGGAGACATGGAGCCAGAGATGCAGCCAAGGATCGGCCCCCAACTGGTGTCAAACCAGTCAGGCCAGAGGGGCATAAGGCCCATGAAGCCGCCGATAACAACACAAAGGCTACGTGTTAGCCAGCGGTAAAACTCCTCCTGGCCCTTGGTCAGTTTGCCAATAGGCTGAGAGTGATACTTCGCCAAGATCCTTAATCCAGGCTTAACTACCTGACCAATAATCGCGTAGGTAGCGAGAGCAATCCCCCCACCACGAACAAGAAGGTCTACATAGTCAGGGGTTGTCACTGCATCTCATTTCGCTGGAGACATGGGCAGGTGACCAAACTTAGCGCTGTCGTCGTCGTCGCCAGCAGAGTCGTCGTCATCGGCCATAGCAATCACATCCTCGTAGGACATCTTTGCCTGAGGCCCGATGCTGATGCCGATAGCCCCACCAACACTAACCAGGATGGCAACGGCAAGGATGACCCCAATGATGCCGCGCCACACAGGCGGCACAGACTTAAAGAAGTCGAATAACTTACTCATGAACAAGCTCCAAATGAGGGCCGTCGAAGAACTCAGACTTATCGAATGAAAGGTCTGCGTTCCAGTCGCACCCAAGCCGAACCTTGATGCCCATCTGTGAGGCTATTCCCTTAGCGAAATGAGCAGCAGCTATAAATCGCTCCCTCTCCCAACGAATGGGGTAGGGACTGAAGTCTACAGCTAGGCTGGGCTTATGGTTGTGTCTGGACATCTTGCCGGGAGAGCCGTCGAGCTTGCTTCTACCCTGTCGGTATAGCTCGGCCTGCTCCTCAACGTCTCGATGTCCGCATAGAATGCTGATGTCGATGTGCTTTATCACCTCGTTCATCAACGCCTGAAGGTCTGGATGGCACGTAGCAAGGCGCTCCTTGCTGCTCTTGCCGAAAGAGGGCATGGCTACCTCGCGGGAATAACAACACGACCCTCTGGGTCATGCTCGTGCGTGGCGATGTTCTGAGACATGCAGTCGATCTTCGCCTCAATGCCTTGCAGCATGAAGAATATCTTGCCAGCCCATAGGGAACCACCAACGACAAGCGATGCGCCAGAGAGAAGGACAGGCCAAGACTGTATGAAGAGTTCCATCACTATTCCAACGGTGCGGATGGGAACCATCCGGCAGAGTCCATCTCTGCGCGGTCATACAAAGCAGCCTGCTCGGTCGATGTCAACAAAGAAGCCATGTCAATAAGACTACCAGCAACCCAGGACCAGACGCTCGGGCCTATAGGAACCGCGCCCTTGTCGTTAGCAGGGTGCTCTATAGGAAGCGAGGCGCGCTCTGTGCCGGTAGACGGGTGCGGATACCCCATAGCCTCAGACAGGTCGTCAGCGCGGCTCTCAGCGGCTCCCAGGCTCTCTAGCACTAACCACTTCATCCGTTCATCCTGATGTTGTAGCGGTCGCCCAGATACTGCTCGACCTGCTTGGTCTCGTCGCCGCTCAGCGTGCCATCAAAGATCAACATCTCCGAGATCGCGCCGTCCCAGAAACCCAGGTTAGCGTTCCCCTTGCCCATCTGGAGAGTGGTCGCTGACGAGCCCAGGCCCGGCCCACCGCCGGCGACTGTAGAGCCCGCAGATCCGTTCACGCTCGTCGTCAAGTCGCTGGAGTCGCTCACGAAAGAGAGGACCACATTCTCCCCCTCTGATGCGGAGTCCTCGTAACTTATGCGATGAGCGGAGGATGGATTGTCCCAGTACCCGACACCGAAGCCTGGGCCCGCCTCGGAGGTGACGCCGATATAGAGCCAACTGCCGCCGCCTGCTGGGGCTCCGAGCACGCCGCGAGCGTAATAGGCGTTAACGTTTGACCCCCACGACCAGCCACTACCTACCACCGCGAAGATCGTCCAGTCTGCGGGATCGCTGAGCATGCCGTAGATGCTGGCCCCGTCCAGTATATCGTTCGACCCATCAAAGGATAACCCAGCCCTTCCGCCGAGAACCGCACTCGATAGCGATGGCTGCGCTGACGCTGTAGCCTGGGCGAAGTCGTTACCCTCCCCGCTCATGTCGGCCCAGCCCGAAACAGTCGAGCCGTTCATGGTGATACTTAGATCGGAGCGAACCCAGACAAGCAGTGGGGTCTGCATGTTTCGTGGATCAAACAAAAGCCTTGGGTTGCTCCGAAGGACACCGTTGGCGTTAGTGGGCGACTCTACTCTAGGATTGGAGCGTTGAACGCTCATAACGCCCCCCTAGTTGCCAGCGATGGACTGGACGTAGAACTTGATGAGAAGTGTGTTGGAGGCCAAGTTAGTCGTTGACTGCGACACCTGGATAAACGGCTGCTCCAAGAGGGGGATCGGCTGAGTAAGCATGTCTGAGACTGTTGAGCCAACGGCAGCGAAGCTGAAGGTGGCTGAGTACAGTTCAGATGACGTGCCAGAGGTGAGGGTGGCCGAGTTCTCAGAGAAAAGGTCAACCACGTAGTCAGAGGCGGCACTGCCCGTGTTCGCCTGAAGGGTGACGCTTATGCCGTACAACAAGCCAGAGGTCAGAGGCGATGTCGCAGCGCCCAAGTCCAGGCCAGCCAGGGCTGTTGGCTCAGTGGCGGTAAAGTCGTGGGCGGCCAGGGTCACGTTTCGGACCCTTTGGTAGACGGGGAAGATAATTGCCATTCGAGTCTCCTGGCTTTCAGCCCCCGCTCGTTAGGGGGCAGTGTTGTTAGTAACCTGTAGCTTCGTCTATCTCATAGAAACGGATTGCTGAAGTGAACTCGCCTGCGTTCTTCGCGAAGACGGCAATGTTTCCTCCTGGAGCAACAATAAACCTGCCCGAAGGAACGAGCTCTACGGGATTGCCGGCGGGCAACTGCGTGGTAAGCGCGTAAGTACCGCCGGTAAGCCCGGTCATTCCGTCCCCTGAATCCTCGGTCCAAACGTGTGCGCTGTATCCGGCGGAATGACCAATCGGGTAGCCTGTGTTCGTTGAAAACGCATCAATGGAGAGGTTGACTCCAATCGTCCCCTCGGTAAGCCCGGTGACAATCGAACAAAGCATCCCGGCAGCGCTGCTAGAAACAAGTATCGAGTCGATAACAAGGCTCTTCTTCGCTTGAAGCGAGTTGCTGAGATACATGACGATTCCGCCGCCACTAGTCGCCGTCACAGAAGGATTTCCACTGTCGTTACCCATCGAGTAGAGAAGCCCAGCCTTCGCAGCTGCGAGACAACCGTCGTCTGCATTTACAGCAACTCGACCGTCGCCAGTTACCTTGGCTGAGTGGCCTCCGCCAGTTCCATCATTGATCTGCATAGTCAACATCTCCTCTGAGGTCTTCGCCAGACAGCGCTTCCATGTGCAGCCTGATGTGTTTCAATTCATACAAGACTTCGCACAGTAAGTCTTGTGTTCTTAAGTCAGACGTGTGCTGACCCTCGTAGTTCTTGGTCGAAATAGACAGGCTTCCGGTCGAACCAGAGCTGTCCTTTGCGACGATTTGGTCCTTAACGTCAAAGGGCGCTTTCTGAATAAGCCTAGTTTCCTGAGGCCTTGTCGGGTCCTCGGGCCTACGCCTGGTGAATCGCTTGTGATCTAAAGGCATGGTTACTTCCCACCCTTAAAGAAGCCGGAAGGGAAACCCTCCTGCGGGATAAGACCAGCCTCCATAAGAGCCCTATACTCTCCCATGGGGCGAGACCGCTCTTTGTAGAAGATGTCAATCTGACCCATGTTGCCCATATTAGAGATGACAGAGTCTAGATTATCCTCAAACCTTCGGTGCGCGTAGCCCTCCAGCCGATTCCAGTCTATTGAGTATGGCTTAGCGCCAGTAAAGATGGCAGCTCCGCGCTCCCCCCACGTAGCCCCTTGCCCCGTCTTTGCAGTAACGCCCCCCATAAAGGTGTCCGTCACTGCCTTGTTCCACTCCGTCGCTAAGCGCCACGCAGGGAATGACCGGATTGCGGCCAGTCGCCGTGAACCGACCTCCTGGTTCTCTTGAAGAACACTGTCGTCCCAAGGAAGACCAGCCTCTATAGATTTGTTGCTCGGGAACCAACCAACCTCATACTTGGTGTAAAACTTTTGATTACCTTCACTGTCCATGTAGGGAACAGGTACCTCGGCGTAGCCAACCCAACGCTTGATTCCCTCGGACAAATAACGAACGTCTCGAGCAGAGCGAATCCTATCAACGTCCACGTTGTAGTACGGGTCGTGACCAAAGAACATCTTGCTAATAAAGGGAACGACCGGGTGTAGCCTTGAAATGACCCCGCTTGGCCTCATCGAAATCCCGGTGCCGCCAGACTCAGCAAACTTAAAGAGGTCAACCAAGTCCTCTTGAGGTAAGCCAAATCCAGCAAAAACCTTACCAAGCCCAGCACCGACAACCGCCCTATAGCGATGATGGTCCTGAAGCATGCTCAGGTCACCCTTGCCCGTAAACGAGTTCTCCGCCTGGTCAAGAAGCTTGGTGAGAGCTGAGTACTGAATGGGGCGGTTCCTGAGAAGCCATGGCTGGAGCTCTGAGGCGTTCTTGGATGTCCAGGTATAGAAGGGGAAGACCCTGCGAAGCCAGTGCCTCTCAAACGTGCTGAGGTCGTCGTAGTTGAAGAGGGTCTTGTGAACCAAGTCGGACGCAGCGTCAGGGCTTAGACCAACCTTCCTCCCAGCCAAGTAGTTGACTATCTTCGCCTGCTCTTCGATCTTCCTGCCGACTCCGCCGGCTAGAATGGCAGAGGCATCCCCGATGGCTTTCGTTCCGGCAACCCCAAGAAAGCCATACAGCGCGGTCTGAAACGCAGACGCTGCTTGTCCACCAAAGCCACCTTCTTGTGGGTCTGGAAACATCCACCCTGTTGCGCCACCAGCCCCAGCGCCCCAAGCGCCAGTCTTTACGGCGTCACTCTTTATGATCGCCATCGCGGCTTGCTGTAGCCGGCCCTCGCCAAGCTTTGCTTCGTAGCCAACAATGTCCAGCCACTCATCAAAGGCTACAGAAAACGCCTGCTTGCTGTTCTCCATCAAGCCAGGGTCTCTATGGACCGCGCCAGCAACGTTAGCCTTCTCCGCCTTGTACGCCGCCAGCGGAGCTTTTGCGTACATCTCCAGGAACGACGAGCCAACAACCCCGACTCCTCCGCCGAGAAGTGCGCCAGCAAACGCCTTCACTAGCCTTTTGTCTGGGTCATCTTCTGTTGAATAGCCAACGCCGAAGCCAAGGATAGCCCCCGCCGCAGCAGTTGTTGCGGGGATCTTCCAATTAACGTCGTTCCCGTACTTACCTCCCCTTATGTCCGAAGGGTTTATATGGTCAGTGATAATCCCGTACCTTCTGAGTTCGCTCCGCCACTGCTGAATGGTCTTTGTTATCTCAACAAGTTGCCCGCCCTCGGTCCTGCTCTTCAGCGTGTACGTATTGGCAACCTCAGTCCCATCAGCAGCCTTCCTGGTTAGGTCAGCTGTCATCAAGTGAAACGAGTCGATTTGGTTGACCGGACTAACTGCCTGAAGGCCGTGTGTCATCAGGTTTGTAATGACGTTGCTGATCGCATTTCTTCCGTGAAATGCGGGAGCATAGACAGTCGTCATCGTCTTAAAAAAGTTCAGGAAGTTGTCAAACGACTCGACGCCAATCCTCCACAGTTCGCTTCCTTGCTGCTTCTCATGGAGCCAGGTTGAGTCGCCAAGGGCCTCGACCATGTCGGCGTAGGCATACGGTAGGTAAATGTCTCGGGAGATTCGCTCTACGTTCAGCTTTATGCGCTCATCGTCCAGAGACACGCCGTGCTTCTGCAGGAACTCTGTGATCTTGCCCTTGCGGACAGCCTCGTCGCTAAACTGAGAAGTAATGTTTCTAATCTGAGGTGCGTACTTATCCCAGCCAGACCAGTAGTCCTCGCCAAGAACAGCCATCATGTGGTGGAGGTTGTCGACCTTGCGAAAGCCAAGTTTTGCAGCGAGAGACAGCGCCGCTTGAGGCTTATAGTTCGCCATAAGGGCGGCTATCTGATCGCCCTCTGGAGCCATCAGAAGGACGTTGTCGATGAATCGTGTGTTCGACACCGTCCTCGAGACCTTCCTTCCGTAACTATCCATGATCTTAAAAAGGTCCGTCTCGAAGAACTTGATTTGATCTAGGCCGTGCTCCTTGATCACCTGCTGAATTATCTGGTCATCAATCACTTGGTCAGCTGGGATGTTCGGCAAATTTTTGTTCTGACGAACCGTCTCTCGATAAAACATCTCAGCGATTCCACGACGAACGCCCTCATTCACCTCTCGGATAGTCCCGCTCCTGCTTCGCAACTTCAAAACATCAGAAGCCGTGGAGATATCCCCGAAGCCTCCGCCCCCTCCAAGATGCCCGCGACTCAACGACTTCTTCATTTGAGCAATCTTGGAAGAGCCCTCCTTGGTAAACATGTGGTGCAGGTACCCCTCAATCCCTGCGCGCTCAAGGAATTCCTCAACGCTCCAGTCCTTCTGCAAAATACCTTCAGCCTTAAAGACACGGTACATTTCCTGAAAGAGCCCTCTTGCCGCCTCTACGGCGTCTTTCATCTCCTCTGAAAGAGCCTCAAACTCAGGGTCCTTCTTCACTCCAGGGCCGTACTTTGCTGATATTCGGGCGGCGGCACGAGAGGCCGCCCTCGCCTGACCAACAGTCATCTTCCCTACCGCTTTAGCAAACTCCTCGTCAGACATTGCCATCTTTACGCTGCCTAGCGCCGCATCCAATTCGTTGCGAAGCTTTCCAATCTCGATGAGCTCGTCTACGTCAGCTACGCCGGTAATCTGTCGGAGGGCCTTCGATACAATCTCAGCCCTCTCCAGCTCAGATCGAATAGACTCGGCAACGTTTTCACCAAGAAGCTTTTCTCCCGGCGCTCCAGGAGGAATGTCCTCTGGCACTCCATCAACACGCGCTCTCTTTGGCATGCCCATCCCAGAAACGGGCTTGCTGTAGACCTCTTTACGCATCTTAACCCTTGGCTTTGCCGAAGCGCGCGGCTTAGTCCTTCCCTTGA